CAGAGACGGGCAACCGCAAGGGCAAGGTTGTGCCGGAGAAAGAGTGGGTGGACACCATCTGCGCAGCGGCAGACCTGACACGGGCGGCGGTGTTCATGAAAGACAGCCTGATCCCGATTGTCGGAGAGGAAAATATGCGGCGGGAATTACCCTGGGAGACCGGGACAGCGAAAGGTGCGGCGCAGAGTGCCGGTGCAAGCGCAGCAAAGGATGTGCTGATGCCAGCGACATAGAGAGGGGCAAGGACGATGAAAGACTTGATAAACCGGGAAGCCATGCTGGAACTTCTTCGTAACTGGACGCTGCCTAAAACCATCACGCCATACGGCGCAGGGTACAACACCGGGATTCTGGATGTAATCAAAGCAATCCAGAACAGCGAAATCATACCATCCGTGGACGCAGAGCCTGTGCAACACGGGAGATGGAAGGGGCTGGACTGCACCCATTACGCCGGGACGGACGAATCCGGCGAACCGACCTACAAGCCGCACAGAGAGTACAGGTGTAGCCTTTGTGGAAGGGCAACCATCATCCGAGAAAACTACTGCCCGGATTGCGGCGCAAGGATGGACGAAGGGGAGGAAAGCCATGATTGATGATTTCGATGGAGCGGAAATCCTGCACTGCCCTTACTGCGGCAGAGCGCAGGACACGCACGAGGATGACGAAATATCCGCAAACTGCTGCCTGACCGAATGCGAACACTGCGGCAAGTCGTTCTGGTACAGCGTGGATGTGACCAGAGCCTACTGGCCGAGGAAAGACGATACGGAGGATGCGAAATGATTATCGTTTACTACCGGGACGCAGACGGCAAAATCGTCCGCGCCCACACAGCCCCGGAGGATTGGACGATGGAAACGGCGCAGGAACGCATCGACCAATTCAACAGCGAACAGGGCAACAAGGCTACGGCTTATGCGCTTCAGGCAGAGGATGGGAGCATCGAAGCCTACCTGTACCAGAAAGCGCAGGAACGGGCAAAGTGGGACAAGGATGCCCTGCAAGAAGCAATAAGCGCAATCGAGGACGCACTGGACACGGTGCGAGGATTGGAGGTTTGACAATGAACGAATACGAAAAGAAGCGCACGGGACTTCTCCACGCCACGGACGAACTGCGGCAACTGATTCTGGAGAACCCGGAACTCCCCCTGCTGGTGTTCGCTGGGGAGGATTGCAACAGCGGCGATTACAGCTACATGAGCTGCTCCAGCGTGACCGCCAGCATCGGCGAATTTCTGGACTTCCCGCAGACCGTGAACGATGAAATCTGCTTCACCGACCGGGACGAACTGGAGGAAGAAATCGAGAACCGTAGCGACTTCACCGGGACGGATGAAGAATTCACAGCCTACATCAAAGCCGAGATGGAGTTATACGCACCGTACTGGAAGCCATGCATCATCGTCTACGTGGACAACTGAAAGGGGGATGATTATGAAATTCGGGAAAGCATACGCCATTTTCGCAAGAATCGACAGCCCGGATTACACCGATGAGGAAAAGGGAGCTGCCATCCACACAATCTTGAAAATGGAGACGCACAACAGCGTCCCAAAGGTAGCCATGCTCAAGGTGATCGACTACCTCCTGCACCTGGCGTTTGATGTGCCGGAGCCGAAGGGGGACGAACGATGAAACAACGCAAGGCAGGAAGCCCAATTACCCTGTATCATTTCTGCGCGGCGCACACCCTGCAGTCGATTCTGGACAGCGGTCTCACGCTTGGATGCACCCCGATATGGGAGGACGGGAAACTCCGAGTAGAGGAAAAGACGCAATGGCTGACGCTGGACGGAGCATCCAGCCGCCAAAGCTGGGACACCCGCATCGTCCTCCCCTATTCCAGAACGGCGTATCGGCTGACCATCGTAATCCCGTACAACCACAGGAAGAAACTCATCCGGGCGCCGGACTTCATGGCACAGTTTCCGGGGGAGGAAAACCAGAGCCTGATTGAAGGATGGGCGGGAAGCGAATGCTGGTACATATTCCGGGGGATTATTCCCCCGGCGTGGATTGTCGGACACAAGAGAACGGGGGAACAACCATGAGCGCAACCGAAGAAAATCTGGTGTTCAGCAGCGCAGCGTTCCGGGCATCGAAAACCGGAAAGCCCCTGATCCAGCAACTCGGACAGAAGCACTTGGACATTCTGGATGGGAAGCCCGTCCAGCCGGGACCGAACGGGTACGGAATCATCTACTACGAGGTAGACGGAGAGGAATGGGAATTATACCCGGTCATGCCGGAGTGGTGCGAGGAACGGAACCAGACAAGCCTGTTCACGCAGGACGGAGGGACAGAGAAATGAGACCAAAGAAATGCCCGAAATGCGGGAGCGTTTCTCTCGCAAGGGGAAAAGCGTTCACAATCGGGACACCGAAACTGCTTCGCCTCTTTGGACAGCTTCACGGGGTGACGTGCGTAAACTGCGGATATTACGCACCGACCGTGAGAGCGTGGAACAGGAGGAAGCGCAATGAATAGGCGGTGCGCAGATTGCCACTGGTACGCCAGCTACGAGGGCGTATGCTGCAACGGAGACAGCCCACACCGGGCAGATTTCGTGGACGCAGACCATACCGACTGCCCATATTGGGAGAAAGGAACGGACAACAATGAATAACCGAAAGCGCAAAAAAACATGGAAGGACACGCTGGTGAAGTACATACTGCTGACCATCGCCGGGATTATCCTGTTCCACTTTGGATCAGAGGTCGCATACGCAGAACGCGGGTACAAAGCGATAGGCGGTGAGGGATTCGCCCTGCTTCTCCCCTTGTTTTACCTGATTATTTCCCGCACGGTGCAGGATTTTGTGCTGGATTTGCGGGAACTCAAGAAGGATGAGCAACAGGCAGAGTACATCCACGGACGCGGGAAGGAGCGACAAAAAGGATGAAACGAAAGAGAAACGGGCGGTACACCACAACACGGGCGCAGTACAAGGAAGTCAAGAAATTTGACCACGCCCAGCTGGACGAATTCTGCACCCGCATCTACCTGGAGGGCATAAAGGACGGCAGAGCGTCCGTGCCGGGGACAGACCTCACGGCGGTCATGGAACAAATCAAGAACGTCAAAGGCATCGGAGAAAAGCGGCTGGCGCAGATTGAAGCGGCAGTGGGTACGCTTTTCACAGGGAAGGAGGATTCTACAGAATGAAAGCAATCACCATTTTACAGCCCTATGCATCGCTGATTGTCGCAGGGGCAAAGCAGTACGAAACGCGCTCGTGGGATACGCCCTACCGTGGCATTATCGCCATCCACGCCGGGAAGAACAAACCATTTGAGTACGGCGGGGAACTCCGGGACAAGACGCAGGGGATTCTCGGCAAGCGGATGGAGGAACTGCCGAAAGGCTCCATCATCGCAGTCGCAGACCTCGTAGAGTGCTACCAGGTGATGGGGAACTCCAGCGGAGAGCGGTGGATGGAGAGCAAACCCGCCATGAACCCGGACGGCACATACAGGCGGGGCGCGGACGGGCATCGCATCGGCTGGGAGGAAATCCCGCTGCCGACAGGCGATGAACTCATGTTCGGACATTACGGGCTGGAGATGTACGCATGGAAGCTGGCGAACATCCGGCCGCTTCCGAAACCGCTCCCCTGCAGGGGCAATCAGCGGATATGGGAAGTCCCAGACGAAATGATAGCCGCAGCGTTAAAGGAGGTAGGAGGGTGCTGATTTTCGTATGCTCCCCCATGCGGGGAGACCGCCCCTACACCACGGCAAAGTACAACAGGAACATGAGGGCGGCGGCGCAGTACAGCAAGACCGTGGTGAACGAGGGACACATCCCGATCACGCCGCACCTGTTCTTTAAGGATTTTATGGATGACCACGACCCAGAGGAACGGGAAAAAGCGTTGGAGATGTCCAAACAGCTGCTGGAGCGGTGCGATGAGGTGTGGGTATTTGATGAGAACGGGACCAGCGAGGGCATGAAGGGAGAAATTGAACTCGCCAGCCAGCTGGGGAAGCAAGTGAGGTACAGGTGACCGGGACAAACCGGGGGAACGGGAAAATTCGCTCCCCTCCCCCGCCCCCGGAGATTGGAGGGAAACAGGCATGGAACAATGGATAGCAGGAGGTAGCAAGCGTGGCGCAGGGCAAGCAAAAGAAACCAACAGTCGATGAAGTAATCAGCAAGGCGGTCATCGCCACGCGGCTCTCCTGTGCAAGAGAACCAAAAGACGTATTCAAAGCGACAGAGAAACGGCTGTACGCATACCCCGTCCTGCAAGCCAAGATAAAGGACGATGAGGAAATGCTGGAAGAAATCGAACAATACGGGCTGCGGGGACGGAGCAAGAGCATAACCCGGTTCATCAAGAGCGGCATCCGGCTGGAGCCGGACGAAATCAAGGAAGCTGTCATGCTCGACCTGAGAGCGACCATTGACGGAGACAAGTACGAGATCAGCCGGATAGACAAGGCGATAGAGCAAATCGCCGATGACGAATACCGGGACATCATCCGCTACAAATACTTCGAGCAGAAATCAGAGGACGAAATCGCCGACCTGATGCACTGCGCACCGAGGACGGTGAGGGCGCACAAATCCCGGCTGGTCGGGCGTTTGTCGGTATTTTTATACGGTGCGGGAGCATTGGCATAGTTGCCATTTACCGCTGCCAAAAGTCTGCCTTGCAACGTTGCCAAATAGGTGCTATAATGATTTCAGAATCAAAAATGTGCCTACGAGAAAGCCGTTGCGGGACAGAACCGCAACGGCTTTTTTGCCGCGCCGGAAAGGGGAATGAGCAATGGCAAAGAAGAAAACCAAGCGAGAGACCATGAAAGTTACATACCAAAGCACAGCCGAAGCGAGAGCGACAGCAGGGAACATTCCCGTTTTCTGCGCTTTCGACAAGTTGATAGACCCGAAAGACCTCGTGGGCAACCCCCGCAATCCGAACCAGCACCCGGCAGACCAAATCCATCTGCTGGCGCACATCATCCAGTCGCAAGGCTGGCGCGCTCCAATCACGGTGAGCAACCAGAGCGGATTTGTTGTCCGGGGACACGGGCGGCTGGCGGCGGCGTTGGAATTCGGTGCGGAATGCGTACCCGTGGACTACCAGAACTACAGCAGCGAAGCGGAGGAATGGGCAGACCTGATAGCGGACAACAGGCTGGCAGAACTCTCCGAGATAGACAACACGAAGATCGCAGACCTCATAGCAGAGATGGATACAGGGGAAGTCCCGGTCATCCTCTCCGGCTATACCGAGGATGAGATAGCGAATCTGCTGACCGCCATCGCCGGGGACGGGGACAGCGAAGCGGACGGCGTAGACGATGAAGTCCCGCCGCCGCAAATCCCCATGTCCAGACCGGGCGATTTGTGGCTTTTGGGCGAACACAGAGTGATATGCGGCAGCGCAACCGACCGGGCAACCGTGGAACGGCTGATGGACGGGAAGCTGGCGCACTGCGTATTTACAGACCCGCCCTACGGTGTGAGTTACGTCAGTCAGAGCGGAAAGTTTGAGATGCTGGAGAATGACAATCTGACAGAGGACAGTCTGGTGCAGGAACTCATTCTTCCGGCGTTCCGACACGCAGTCGCATTCACGATAGACGATGCGGCGTTTTACATCTGGCACTCCAGCAGCAGACGGCAGGACTTCTACTACGCCATGACCGCCGCTGGGCTTTTGGAGCGGCAGACCATCATCTGGGCAAAGAACGGCATCGCCCTCGGACACGCAGACTACCAGTGGGCGCACGAGCCGTGCTTTTACTGCTCCAAGGGGGAGAACGCCCCTCGCTTTTTCGGAGACCGTGCGCAACATACCGTCTGGCGCGTTACCCGCAGGGAAAGCGGCACGATGGAAACCACCATATCGGGCGGGATCACCATCACGGACGGCGCAGGAAGTAAGATGCATATCACCGAAAAGCCGCCCAAAGACAAAAAGAGCCGCTACCTGAGAGTGGAAAAAGGGAAAGGCGTTTACCTTTACAGTGAGGGGAAGGAAAACACGCTCTGGGAGGTAAACCGGGAAACAGGAACGGAACACCCGACACAGAAACCCGTGGAACTGGCGCAAAGGGCAATCGAAAACAGCACCCAAGAGGGCGAAATCGTCCTTGACCTTTTCGGCGGGAGCGGAACGACCCTCATCGGCGCAGAATTGACCCGCAGGACGGCTTTTCTGACGGAGGTAGACCCAAAGTACGTTGACGTGATAGTGAGCCGCTACGCCCGGATTACGGGCAACGTGGCGGGGATATGTGTCCGGGACGGCAAAGAGATACCATACGCCACGCTGAAGCAGGAATGGGAAGCGGCGAACGGACTGGAAAGCGAACTGAGGTGATGAACGATGGCAGGAAAGAAAATCACCAGACAGGACGCGCCGCCCGAACTGTGGGAACGGCAGGACGGAGAGGGCGCACAGGCGTTCCAGGCGTTTGCCGCATACCGGGACATGGGCGCAGAACGGAGCCTACACAAAGTGGCCGAAAAGTTGTCCAAATCCGATGCGCTCATGAAACGGTGGAGCAGCCAGTGGCACTGGGGAATACGGGCTGACGCATGGGACGATGAACTGGACAGGCGATCCTGCCGGGAACTCCAAAAAGGGATCGCCGAAATGCGCAAGAACCATGTCGGCATCGCAAAAGCGATGCTGGTCAAATCCCTGCAAGCCCTGCAGAGGATACCAGTGGACGAAATGACACCCAGGGACGTAGCCACGATGGTAGACGTGGCGGCAAAGCTGGAACGTATAAGCCGGGGAGAGGTTACGGAGCGCACGGAGGGGAAGCAGACCATCGCGGGTGAGGTTTCCTTCAGCTCCATAGACCTGAGCAAAGTTTCAGACGAGGAACTGGCTGCCCTCGATGAAATCACTGGAAAAATTTTTGCAGAATAACCCACGCAATGTAGAACTGCTCCGAAAGGAACTCGCCCGCGAAAAGGCGCGGAGGTCAATCGCGGAATTTTGCCTGTTCACGGATGACCGCTATCAAATGAACTGGCACCACAGACTTCTGTGCGAATACCTGGACGCTTTCACGAAAAAGGAAGTGCGGCGGCTGATGGTATTCATGCCGCCCCGCCACGGAAAGAGCGAACTGGTGAGCCGCAAACTTCCGGCATTCATCTTCGGGCGAAACCCGGACGCAAACATAATCAGCACATCCT